AACCCGTGGTCAATTCGCACCAAGGCCAGCCTAATGAATACAAAAAATCTAACAATTACCTTAGCTAACTTCGTCATATACTTCTATGCATTTGTAGGCCTCTATCACACATTCCTAGCTATTTTAGAATGAAATTAAAAAGCCACTAGAAATACTTTATGTATCTCTAGTGGCTTTATCTAATTTTTACGAACCCACATCCGAGAGTTCTCTGATTTTGCGGTCAAGTTCCTCTTCGGTCATTGACGACGCATCAAGTTGTCTCGTAGTTTGGTCAACTCTCTGCAGCTTTGGCTGCTCATATTCTGCTAACGCAATCGCTAAACGCTCAATAGTTTCCTGATCCTCAGCTTGCATTGCTTTAATAAGCTGCACCTTTAAGATCTCTACTGCTGTTGGCATCTCAGTAATAATATCATCTCGGATTTTCTTAAATTCCGACGCTGATAATTTCATAGCTTCTCGTAATGCTTTATTCCGTCTTCGCGTTTCCGCACCCTTTGCTTGCATCTCGCGAGCTTTCTCAGAGTCCATATAGGGCTTGAGATGTTTCAGGGAGTTCGGGTGTTTCCCGCAATTCTCGTATCCCATTGTTAACCTCCAAGTTAAGTGGTCTTTAAGGAGACATTTAATTTTACTAACCCACATCCCGAGTATGCTGAAGGAAAATAAAATATGACAGACTATCTAAGGATCATAAAAGAAATTGAAAATAAAGAAAAGTCGGCTATCGCCGCCTTTCCAAAGAAGAAAAGAAAGGAGCCAAAGATGGCTAAAGTAACTGCAGTACAAATTCTGCATGAAGCAGCTGAACTTAAAGAACAAAAGTCTAAAGATTACCAAGGCGGTACCTGGACAGAAGAAGATTACTTCCCATTCGGAGAAAAATCCTATGTCCACATGATTCATACCAAGTATCTACGTATGCGTAATATTGTTGAAGGTGATCAGGAAACAAACTTCGAAGCACTTGAAGATACCTTGGTAGATATGGCAGTATATTGTGCGATGTTTGCAGCTTACCTAGAAAATAAAAAGAATGATATACCTTTGTAAGCACTGCCATAACAAGCAGCACATACTAGAAAAGTTTAAAGATCTACGAATGCACTGTCGTGTTTGTAGTAATGAAATAAAAAGTGAGGATAGAATGAAATTTAAAGTTGGAGATAAGGTCGAGAAAGTTGGCGGTGACTATACATTTGTAGGTCATGTAGTAGCTACCTTCCCTAAACTCAGCGGTGTAATTCGATTAGTAGTTGAAGATGACCGCGGTGTGCTGCATGTATACGGTGAGAAGATCCTACGACTTGTTGACTAATAGAAAGGAACCAAGATGGCTTGGACTCTTGAAGCGCAATACTTACGTATCGCTAAAACAATTATAAATAATGGGCTAGACCGGGAAACGCGTAATGCAGTCACTCGGTCTTTGCCATTCCAAACCCTAGACTTTAATCTAACCGATGGTTTCTTCCCATTGCTAACAACACGCCGTATGTTTTACAAAGGTGTGCTTGGCGAATACGCTGCAATGATTAGAGGACCTAAGCATATTAAAGACTTTGAAGAATGGGGCTGTAACTATTGGAACCAATGGGCTAATGAAGATGGGACAATCAATGTTGACTACGGTAATGCATGGCGTGACTTCAATGGTGTCGACCAAATGGCGCATGTCATTGATAGTTTGCGTAACAATCCAGCTGATCGCCGTATGGTTATTAGTGGGTGGCGTCCTGATAAACTCAATGATCTTAGTCTTCCCTGTTGTCACCACAATTACCAGTTTTACGCTAACGGTAACTCATTGGATTTACTATGGATCCAAAGATCCGGAGACTGGATGGTGGGTGTTCCCAGCGATGTGGTTCTTGCTTCAGTTATGCTTTTATGTTTTGCTGATGTGGCTGGCTATACTCCTGGGAATGTTAAATTCATTGTAGGAGATGCTCATATCTATCAAGAGCATATCAATGCTGCAACTAAACAGATCCGCAGATTGCCTTGGGCTCCGCCTAAATACAAACTTAAAAGTCAATCAGATGTATATTCATTTAAGCCAGATGGCTTAGAGCTTACTGAATATAAATACGAAGACGCAATCAAATATAATGTAAAGGATTAATGATGTATAACACACGACAAGATGTTCCGTGGCATTACCATATTCAAGACATGCACGCAAAGTTCGGTGTTAATGAATGGATTGATAAACAACTTATCAAAGATGATACCGAAGCAATGAAGAAGTTCTTAGAGTTTCGTATTAACTTTCTGAAAGAAGAATTAAATGAAACAGAAAAAGCATTTAAAGAAGGTGATCCTCAAGAAATTGTTGATGGCCTTATCGACCTATGTGTTATCGCCATTGGTACACTGGATGCATTCGGCTGTGACGCCGATGGTGCTTGGGCTGAAGTCATGGACGCCAACATGGCGAAAGAGCCTGGTGTTAAGCCTTCGCGTCCCAACCCTCTGGGTCTTCCTGACCTTATTAAACCTGAGGGATGGGTTGGACCAGACCATACGCACACTACAGGTTTCCTCACAAGAATCTTTCCAAGAAAGGAAGACTAATGAAAATTAAAGTCACTCAAGAGTTCATTGACCAGTGTTATGAGCGTGCTGAAATCTATAACCCAGGTACACGTAGCAAGGAACAACTTCTTCGTGATATCGAATGTGAAATCTTTGAGTACCATATGATTAAAACAGATCAATGGGATTCACATGATTCATGGAAAGTCGATGGTGTATCTGACGTCTACGGTAATGTAGATGTTAAGTTCGTACATAAGTATTACAACATCGCCCACAAGAAGATGGCGTATCTTGCATGGCAAGCAACAGACCTTGAGACATTCTTATTTGTTGAATGGGTATCTCGTCCAGACCGACTGCTTAAAGTCGGTGACGAGGTTGAAGTAAGAGTAGTAGGTTCTCTATCATATATGGATTTCCTAAAGAATGTCCGGCCATCACATTATAACAGCGGTTATTATGTTGATGTTAGAAAAGTTGCACAGCCGTATGAGGAATAAGCTTGATCACTTAACGGATAAACCGTTTAAAACTTTTAAATGCACAAAGTGTAAAGAGAAATATTATCGTATGGAAATTGACAGTGATATGACTGTCTGCCCGCCATGCGATAATGGAAAGGAATCTAATGAGGGTAACATTTGACATTGAAACTGACGGATTAAATGCTACAAAGATCTGGTGTTTAATCTTAGAAGACATTGATACTGGTCGGATCATGAGATATACTGATCACTCTGATAAGTATAATGGTGACATCAAGACTGGCTTATCTATGCTACAAAACGCCGAGCTACTTGTTGCACATAACGGTATCGGCTTTGATGCTTTACAAATCCTAAAGATTTATGGGATTGATTTGTATCATAAGAAGTTCTTCGATACATGGATTGCATCGCAGGTTCTCAACTATCGCAGACCGCATAAGCATGGTCTTGCAGGTTGGGGCGAGCATCTCGGCTATCCCAAGTTTGAGTTCAGTGATTTCGATAACTTCTCAGAAGAGATGATGGAATACTGTAAGCGTGACGTACAGCTAAACACTGTTGTATTTAAGAAGCTCATGGAAGAACTTACAGCACTAGCTGAGAAGCAACCATTAATTCGTGCTGGTATTAGTGCTGAGATGGAAGCTGCTAAGTTCGATGCTTACTGTCGCCATTATGGTTGGCAGTTTGATACAGAGAAAGGTAAGAGTACCTTACATGATATCATTTCTCGGATGAAATATATCGAAGGTAAGGTTGAACCACATCTACCACCTATTACTAAGTACATCGATAAGATTCCTAAGACTCCGAAGTTCACAAAGAAAGGTGACTACACTGCAACTACAGCACGGATGCTTAGTGAATACTTTAAGAAACCAGTGGCTATTACTGACACACACATGCTAGCTGCAGGTCGTGAGTTCCAACGTAAAGAAGTTGTCAAAGCAACTCTCGGTAATATGGATCAAGTCAAAGAGTATCTATACTCTATTGGCTGGGAACCAGATGACTGGAAAATGGAGCGAGGTGTACATGGCTGGGAAAAGAAATCACCTAAGCTAACCTCCACCTCGCTTGCTAAGTGCGGTGAACACGGCGTACTCATCGATGAGTGGACTACACTGCGCTCACGTAAGGGTGTGCTTGAAGGTTGGTTCCGTGAGCTAAGAGATGGTAGATTACATGGTCGGTTATGGGTTGTCGGTACACCTACATTCCGTTGTCGTCATGAAGTTATTGCTAATCTCCCAGCAGTCAATGCGCCATGGGGTAAAGACCTTCGTGAATGTTTGATCGCTGAACCTGGTCGTAAGATTGTAGGTGCTGATTCTAGTGGTAATCAATTCAGATCTCTTGCACATTATGTTAATGATCAGAACCTAACGGATCAAATCCTATCTGGAGATATCCATCAGTATAATGCAGACATCATTGGGACTGATCGACGTACAGCTAAGACCTGGATCTACGCATTCTTGTTTGGAGCTGGCCCTACAAAGCTAGGCCAAGTACTAACAGGTAAGAAGATTGTTAAAGCTGGTAACGAATCTATTGAGAAGTATGGAGATGCTATTCCAGGATTGAAAGGATTGAAAGAAAAGATTGAAACAATCTGGAAACAAACATCTACATACGGACCTGAGGGTTATATCCCAGGCTTAGATGGGCGACGTGTATACACACCCCAGCCTTATCAAACCCTAAACTACTTGCTGCAATCATGCGAAGCTATCACAACTAAGTCTGCAGTAGCATATCAAATCGCTAAGATCCGTGAAGAAGGATTAGATGCACAACCTCGTTTGTATTATCATGATGAAGTTGCTTGGTCTGTTGCTGAGAAAGATGCTGAGCGTGTACTAGAAATCCTAACTGCTTCATTTGCAGAAGGACCTAAGCAAGTTAATGTAAACATCATGGCAGGCGAAGGTTCAATCGGTAACAATTATGCAGACGTTCACTAAGTATCATTTGTATTCTCCGATCTCTAAGCAAGTGCTTAAGCAAGAGTATAATACTTTTGCTGAGGCTTGCGAGGTTGCCCGTAATCAACCAGGTATTTGGGAAGTACATGTAACTGAAGTATCAAGAAAGAAATCCAATGTTGAAAAATGATTTAATCAATGGCTACAACTATACACTGCATCCTAAACCAGATAACTATAGCTTATCTGAATGGAAGCATATGGTTGCTTGCTATCATACAAGTAAAGGTCATGTTGTAAAAGATATTAAAAACTATTACGACGAACACACCGATAAAAATCCAATGTATCCGACAATCCTCGGAACAGAAGTAGGAATGGAGGTCCAATGGAGTCCAGCAAAAATATAAACATGCTAGTCGATGCTGATTCTATTTTCTTTAAGGTAGCATATGGTGCTAAGAGTGAATCCGATCTACGCAAAAACTACGATAGCTTCTGTCGAAAGATGGAACTAACAGTTAAGAATAAGCTAGCGAACCTCTTTGACGAAGATGAAACCTTCAATACATACTATGCTGTTAAAGGCAATGGTAACTTCCGTAAGGATTTGTATAAAGAATATAAGAGTCATCGTCCAAACCTAGATCAAGACATAAAAGATAAGCTAAACTTTTTACACCGATACTCTATTGACAATGGTGCAATAGCTGCTGATGGTATGGAAGCCGATGATCTTGTTGCAATCTGGGCGTATGAAGCTAGAGAGAATGAAGATCAGTACGTTATCTGTGGTATTGATAAAGACTTACTACAGATACCAGGTAACCACTATAACTACGGTAAAGACACATGGCAATTCATCGATGATGATGAAGGACACTTACGTCTTATGCTTCAGTGTTTAACTGGTGACAGCGCAGACAATATCCCAGGGCTTAAAGGTATTGGACCTAAGAAAGCGGAGAAGATTCTCCAAGGTATACCTGAAAAACGCAGATGGAATAGAGTTAAAGCTGCTTGGCGTGGTCATGGTGGTTCGCTTAAACAACTAGACATTAGCTATCAACTACTTAAGATGCTAACATCATGGAAGGAATATGACGATATTAGAACACACCTTTACGGTGAAGCCTCTGTCAGCAAACAACATGACGTATCGCAACAAGTCGATCAAGCAGAGGATATACATCGACTATCAGAATGAACTACGTGATGAAATCCGAGGGGTCGATTGGCCCTTCGGTGATGATCAAGTTGAGTTCTATATTGTAGCAGGCTTCTCAAATCGAGCAGCTGATATTGATAATGTAATTAAACCACTCCTTGATACGTACCAAGGTATCTTCGAGGAGTTCAATGATAACAAGGTGTATCATGCAGAACTACATAAAACAATCGTCCCTAAAGGAAGAGAGTTCCTCTACGTTAGAGTGGGACGAATATCAGAATCAAAAATACAGGAAGGAACGGCGGTTGCAGAAGCGGCAAGCGAGTTCTATAAAACGGAAACAGACCCGACAAGCTAAGGAAGAAAGGCTCTGGAGATGACTAGATATACACAAACAGAATGTCCTAACTGCGATTCATCAGATGCGTTTACAATCTATGAGGATGGTGGATACTGTTTTTCATGTAACTATTCAGATAAGAAAGTATCAAAAGAAATGAATGATTTCAATAGCATACCTACTGCAACCTCAACTAATAAGCTAGCTGAGATTATGGATCTTAACAGCTTTGCCATTACCTCTCGAGGTATTAGTAAGGCAGTTGTCGATCACTTCGGAATTAAAATGGCAGTCAATCCTGATGGTTCAGGTGGCTCACACTTCTATCCATATACTAAGGATGGAAAAGTAATTGCCTATAAAGAACGGCAGTTACCTAAAACCTTTTATATTCAAGGTGACTTTAAAGATACCGAACTATTCGGTCAGACCCAAGCTATGGGTGGGAAGTCTCTTGTAATTACTGAAGGTGAACTAGATGCTTGCGCAGTTGCTCAGGCATTCTACGATAAGTATGGTAAGATCTACCCAGTAGTATCAATACCTTCTGCATCTGGAACTAAAGTATTACTTGAGCAGCTGTCTTTCATTAGACGGTTCGAAACAGTTGTACTATTCTTCGATCAAGATGAAGCAGGTCAAGCAGCCGTTGAGAAAGCAGCAAAGATTATTGGAGCTGGTCGTGCAAAGGTTGCTAAGCTACTAGAGAAAGATCCTTCCGATGAACTCCTAAAGCATGGGTCAGCTAAACTACTGCAAGCTTACTGGGACGCACAAACGTGGTCCCCTGCCGGTATTGTAGTTGGTGAGCCTATCTGGGATCAGTTTAAGGCACGTCAAGAAGTGGAAAGCATTCCATATCCTGATTGTCTTAATGGTTTAAACGAAAAACTACAAGGAATAAGACATGGTGAAATTACTTTGTTTACCTCTGGTACTGGCAGCGGTAAGTCTACTGTCATTAAAGAGATTGCTCTTGATCTATTGGCTAAAACTAACGATAAGATTGGACTCATATCTCTCGAAGAAAGTGTTGGAGACACTGCTGAAAAGTTTATCAGCATGTCGCTCCAGCGATCTAGCATGGACCTCAAGGCTATCCCAGATGCAGAACTGCGACGAGGCTTTGAGCAAGTGTTTAAAGATGAACGCCTTGTTCTTCTTGATCATCAGGGATCTTGCTCTGACACTTCTCTACTGGATAAGATCGAATATATGGCACTCATGGGGTGCAAGTATCTTATCCTTGATCACATTACCATTGCAGTATCTGAAGGCTCTGAAGGATTGGGTGGTAACGAAGCTGTAGATAAACTTATGAGTGATCTACTTAAGATTGTGAAGAAGCATAACGTCTGGCTGGGTTTGATCTCACACTTGCGTAAAGCAACAGGCGGTAACAAATCATTTGAGGAGGGTAACCTTGCGTCAATCGATGACATCAAAGGCAGTGGCTCGATCAAGCAGATCTCGTTCGACATCATTGCCTTTGCACGAAACCTCGTCTCGGACAACCTGCTCGAGCGAAACACAATTAAGTTTAGAGTCCTCAAGTCGCGCTTCACTGGACAGACTGGTTCAGCAGGCGCTGCAGTTTACTCCTCCGAAACAGGGCGACTAAGCTCAACCCTTGATGAAACATTTACGAGTATCTAATGCCAGATCAAAAGAAGCTAGACCAGCTCTTCATCGATATAGCACATCGCGTATCTTTGATGAGCCACGATGCTGATACTAAAGTCGGTGCGGTAATTGTTAAAGATGGTAACATCTTAAGTATGGGATATAACGGCATGCCTTCGGGCATGTCGAATGACTGTAAACATAGTACCGGCGTAACAAAGAAAGAGGTGATCCATGCAGAAGCAAATGCTATATGTAAACTAGCACGTAGTACTGGATCATCTGAAGGCGCAACTATATACTGTACACTTTCACCGTGTATAGAATGTGCAAAACTTATTTTACAGAGTGGTATTACACGCGTAGTATTTGCTGAGGATTATAAAGATGACTCAGGTAAACTAATGCTTATGCCATTACCACATATGACCATAGATAGGATTGAATATGCAAGCACAGCTCCAGTATCTAACGGAGAAAATAAGAAAAGCTAAAGCGCATATTGCTTGCAGTCTGTTAAAGATGACAACTGAAGCAGACCTCGAAGCCTACCTTGTGTTTACAATGGATACAATTCAGCAACACTTCACACGTAATAGTATGCGTGGTAACAAATCATATCAAGGTGAAGCTAACCTTACTCACTTGAGTACAACAGTTGGCGCATATATCTTAGATGATATTAAATATTATCATGATGATCAACCACCTTGGGAATGGTTTAAGCTACGTGTAATGATGGGTGATCTGTTTCTTGAAGCGTTCTATCAAACACACCAGATTAATATTGGCAAGAATAAAGACGATGCCTTTGTTGCTATGGAAAATCTGGACCGTAGTCTAAAGAGAAGTCGTACACATTACATTGTTGTGCCAGAGCTATGGGATCTACCTATCCCTGCCGGTTCTAAGAACCTACTACTCGGTACAACATTTGAAAGACCTGAGGATATCTCAGAACTCATGCAACCTACAGAGCGTCCGGTAATTAAAGGATGGACTGAGCAAAGGAGGAATGAGTTTATGCAATACCTCAGTCGCGACTTTGTTAAAAGCATGAATGTTCTACAGCAAACCCCTTGGAAAATTAATATACAGATCAGGGACGCTCTTTATCGTAACCGACAAAAGATTCTTGATCAGTATCAACACCTCCCAAAGAAATATAAATCTAAGGTAATTGAATTTGATTTAACAATGGCTCGCTCTACCTTAATCGAAGACCGAACCTTCTATCAATACACTGAAGCAGATTATCGTGGTCGTATATATTATACTACACCCTTCTTAAACTTTCAAAGTAATGATATTGCCAGAGGACAAATGCTATTTGCAAATGGTAAACTCATGACTGAAGAGGGTCTTAAAAGATTGAAGATACATATTGCCTGCTGCTATAATCAAACCTTTAGTAAAGATAAATTACCTGACTGGTTATCTACAAACTACCAACCTTATCTTGAGGACGAAGGTCTGGATGATATCTCTGTAGATAAGATGACACTGCAGGATCGTGAAGCATGGACAGATAATAATATTGATATGCTCATGGATCTTGCAGCTGAAGAGCGTATTGAGTTGGCTGCTGAGAAACCTATTACACTACTTGCTTGTGTACTAGAACTCTACAATGCGATACAGCATGATGGTCCTTACTATACTTACTTACCTGTACCAGTAGACGGTAGCAATAATGGATGGCAACATCTGTGTGCAATGTCTAAAGATAAAGAAGCAGGAGAGTTAGTAGGTGTAGTTCCACAGAAGATCCAGAAAGACTTCTATGTACAGTGTGCTAAGAATCTTATTACTCGAATGCCAGAGTGGTTCGAGGAGCGCCAGATGCCCATGAAACATATACGTAAAGGTATTGCTAAGCGTGGTTC